CCCCCAAAGATCGACTTCGTCCATATCAAGCGCGGCAGCGATCTTCGCAGCAAGGTCCAACTTCGGCACTCGTCCATTTTGACGAACGTAGTGTCGCATTGCCGGGCCTTTCATGCCGACTAGCTCGGCTAGCTCTTCGGCAGTCATGCGACGATCCCGAAGGACTTCTTTCAATCGGTTCATTGTTCCTCCACGCCCCAGCGTCTACGCGCTTTGTAGGGCTTCCGCATAATGGTCCGGCTTAATGCGTTTGACAAGAGCGTAAAACGAACGTAACAAAAGATTACGTCTCGTTAACCATTGAAACGTGTCCCCCGAATGCTGCTGATCGATTATTTGGAAACGAGGGGGATGACGCAACAGGCGTTTGCCGACCTGCTCGGGTGCAGCCGACCGACCATTTCGTACTGGATGCGTGGGCTGAAGCATCCTCGCCCCTACTGGGTTGTCAAAATTCGCGCGGCTACTGCTGGCAAGGTCGGCCCGGATGATTTGCAGGCCGCTGTGGAGCTGGCCGCATGAGCGGGCGCAACAAGGTGCGTGGCTACGAACTGGAAAAAGAGGTGGCAGACGCCGGCCAGGCTGCGGGCCTCGTTGGCGAGCGGGTCTTTGGCTCAGGCGCCTACAAGAACCAACTTGGCGAGGACTTTGCGGGCGACGTTCGGCTTGGCCGCTGGCGGGTCGAGTGCAAGCGCCGGAAGACTGGGTTCAAGGTCATCTACGACGCCTTCCTGCAAGACAACGCGGACATCGTCTGCGTCCGGGCTGACCGTGCCGAGCGGCTCTACGTCATTAAAGAACCATTGCTGATGGAGCTGCTGAAGTGCGCGACCTCTTAGCCCATTGGCCGTCCTTACTGCTGATTGCCGCGCTGGTGTTCGTCGTGGTCGCGGATAAAAACCCGCGCCTAGCGCGCCTAATTTTTTAACGGAGGAGGAGAAGAGAGTGGAGATTATCAAAGGACCGCAGATGCGCCCGCCGCGGATACTGCTGTACGGCCCGCCCGGCGTGGGCAAAACGACGATGGCTGCCGGCGCACCCGGCTGCATTATCGTGCAGACAGAAGAAGGTGCAGACGTCGTTGGCGCCGATCGTTTCCCGGTGGCGACAAGTGTCGCAGATGTATGGGCCGCACTGGATCAACTTGAGAAAGAACCACACGACTATCACGTCGTCACGATCGACTCACTCGATTGGTTCGAGACGCTCGCTTGGCAAGAAGTCTGTCGCGCTCAAAAGATTGCCTCGATCGAAGAACTTGGATACGGCAAAGGCTACGTCCTAGCGCTTGACGTGTTTCGCTCACTACTCGCTAAGCTAACGCGACTACGC